CTTCTCGGATCAAGACTTCCGATCTCAAGGATGCTTCTTTGACCGGAGACAGTAAGTCCGTTCTTCGCAACGACGGTCGGCTCGGCATGATCGACAGGTGGACGCTGTATTCGTCCAATAACGTTGCACACACTACCGATGGGGCAACAGAGGCTTTTCATGTCTTGATGGGCCACAAGAGCGCGCTGACGTTTGCTTCTCAACTCGTCAAAAACGAAATCCTCCCCAACCCCCATGACTTCGGTCAGCTCATGCGGGGACTCCAGGTGTTCGGCTACGAGGTTATCAAGCCGGTGTCCATGCTGGATCTGTACTGCTACGCTGCTTAATTACAACAGGGGGCTATAATGCCCCCTTTTAACAAGAGGTACGAATAATGGCTTGGAGAGAAGACTGCGACCTTGGGGTTGTGAGAATACGGGAATTGACCGTTTCCAGCGGAATTTCCGGTGATATAACCGGCGATGTAACCGGTAATGTGACTGGAAATGTAACCGGTGATGTGACTGGAAATGTAACCGGCGGTGTAACCGGGGACGTAACTGGTGACGTGACCGGTGCAATCACTCTTCCCTCGGCTGCTGTCGCAGAGCTTCCCGATGCGACCGCAAACGAGGGTATGTTGGTGGTTTGCTCCGATGGAGCTGCGGGCTCGCCATGTCTGGCATACAGCAACGGGACGAACTGGTTGCAGATCGCCCTTGGAAGTGCGGTTTCTGCAACATAATAACTAAATAGGCCGGGCTGTTTTAACGGTCCGGCCTTTTTTATGAACAGGAATCGTTATGCTCGTCTCTGATATTTTTACCCTGCTTTCCGGCCAGCTTCAGGATGTCGGCGAGGCCAGACGGTGGCCGTGGGAGTCGTCAGAGGGCGGGATCACGCTGGTGGATCTGGCCAATGCCGCCCTGCGCGAGATCGTCCAGAACCGGCCCGATGCCACGGCAGTGACCGAGGCCATCCAGCTCGAAATCGGGTCCAGGCAGACCATTCCTTCCGTGGTTGTGCACGGGGCGTCGAAAAACGCCCTGTCCCTGCTTGAGGTGATCCAGAACATGGGAGCTGACGGGACCGTGCCCGGCGAGCCGTGCTTCAAGGTCACACGTGAGGCCATGGGCGCCTACGACTGGAACATCACCGGGACAGAGGTGGACAACTACGCCTATGACAAGCTGCTCAATCCGCAGGTTTACTATGTCTCCCCCTCGTTGTCCGAGCGGACATACGTGGAGGTCACCTACTCCTCGGAGCCGGACATCATTGTCTCTCCGTCAGATCCCCTGCCCATTCCGGACACCTTTGCCGGACCCGTGCAGCAGTGGATGCTCTATCTGATCTACGCGGGCGACAATTCGGACGCAAATTACGCGCGGGCCCAGCATTGCGCCACGGCCTTTTATCAATCCCTGGGCGTTAAACTGAAAGCCGACCTGTTCTTTCCGGTACAGGTCAAGGGGGTGGGTGCGTAATGGCCATCTATGCCGATTTTTTGCCCGAGGTGCGCATCGAGGTATCCGACGCGCCAAAGCAAGTCATGCTGACGGCCATTGTGTGGGCCTGCCGCGAGCTGTGCAACCAGTCGCTGGTGTGGCGACACATGTCCGATTCGACCCTCCTTTTCGAGGGGGCCGAGGAGATGGATATCGACGACATTCCTGCCCATTCGGAAATATCCCGTTTGATCGCCTGTACGGTTGACGGCCAGAAGCTGGTTCTGGGTCGGGATGCGTCCGTCTCTCTGGACGGGCTGACCGTCCAGCTTGCCGCGCCGACCAGCCGACAATGCACGGGTCAGGTGACGGTGGCGCTTCGGCCCACGCGCCAGGCCGCAGAGCTCCCCGACTGGATCGTTTCCAACTACTCCGACACCGTGGCCCATGGCGCGCTGTATCGGCTACAGACCAATCCCACCAAAACATGGGGGAATCCTCAGTCGGCCTCGTTTCACTATGCGCAGTTTTGTTCCGGCGTGGCCCGGGCAAAGATCGATACGGTCCGTTCGGGCCGACAGACAGCAACCCTCAGCGTCCGGCCCGTCCGGTTCGTCTGATTTTTTTTTGTAAGGATATCCCATGGCAGACATACCTACCGTTTCCGTTACCGCACGGGTCAGGGACCAGGCCGGAAAGCCTGTTTCCGGGGCCAAGGTACTGGCCAAGCTACAGACCATTGAGCGGTACAACGGCTATATTGTTCCCCGACAGTACGAGGCGGACACGGACGCGACAGGCACCGCCGTGCTCGACGTTTTTCCCAACGAGCTCGGCTCCGAGGGCTCGGAATATCTGTTCAAGATCATCACCCCGACAAAGACCGTGCGCGTGTACGCGGTCGTACCCAATTCAAACTGCAATCTCGAAGAGATCTGCGATCTGGACCGGTACGACCTGCGCGGGGCCGGAACGATCCTGATCACGTCCGTGATCGCCGAGGGCGATACCCAGGTGAGCCGGATTGTTGACAAGGGGTATGAGCAGTCGGTTCGGGTGACCACAGAGGGTGACACGCAAGTGGTTCGTGTGGCCACAGAGGGGTCGTCCCAGGTGGCTTTGGCGACCGAGGCAAAAACCGGTGCGATAGCTGCCCGGTCCGGTGCAGAGGCCGCCCAGGGGCTGGCAGAAACGGCCCAGGGTCTGGCCGAAGACGCGCAAAGGCTGGCCGAAGAGGCACAGAGTGGCAGCGAACAGGCCAGAAACGATGCCCAGGACATTCTTGACGGGGTGACTCTTGCCGGAAACACCCAGGTGGCGCGGGTCGCTTCGCAGGGCGACACGGAGACGGCAGCGGTTACCTCCCAGGGCGATGCCCAGGTGGCGCGTGTGTCTGCTGAAGGGGATACCCAGGATGCGCGTGTGACCGCCGAGGGGGATACCCAGGTGGGCCGGGTCACCACAGAGGGTGGCACCCAGGTGGATCTGGCGGTTGCGGCCAAGGATGCGGCGGTGATCGCAAAGGGTCATGCCGAAGACGCGCAAGGGCTGGCCGAAGAGGCCCAGGGTTTTGCAGAAGCGGCCCAGCTTGCGAGTGAGGGGGCGCGGGATGCAGCGATCATCGCTCAAGGCAAGGCCGAGGATGCTCAGGATCTGGTTGAGGCGTATTACAATGATTTTACTATCGGAGGTATCGCGTAAATGAGAGGTTTTCCAAAATACATCAACACCAAGGCGGATATCATGAACCTGCTGCCTGATTATCCGGACGAGGTTAAAGCCTTTCTCCAGGGGATCATCGATCCCAAGGAACTCAACTATTGGCGACCGACCGGGCAGGTGGCGTCCGAGGCGGACGGGATAACCGATGCGACCCACCGGGTGTATACCATGCAGGACGAGATGACTGATACCGTGAGATATATTCAGCAGGAGTTGGTTGAAGATCCAAACTCGCGCATCTACCGGCTGGGTTTTACCGACGTTGCAGAAGTGGAGGGTATCATCAATGGCAATTAAACCGATCTCCCGCCTGGCGCCTGACATGCGCGCGTTGTCCTCTCCGTATCTGACATGTACGGACGGGAAAAACATGGTACTGGCAAAAAACACCCAGTTCGCAATTCTGTACAACGGGACTGACTACAGCCTGTTTGAGACAGATGCCGATATCACATGGGTGGTAGGCTCCAAACTTGACACAGGCGCCCTTGAGCCGGGCAAGGATTATTACGTGTATCTTTGTACGGCAGACGGTCTGGATGCGACCATCAAGGAATCTGCAAACGCTACCTACCCGTCGGGATATAACACGGACAACTCACGCAAGATCGGTGGGTATCATACTCTCTGTCTTGGAGTTGGGACGATAGCTGGTCACGATCTTTCCGGCTTTGTTGCCGGAGATGTACTGCCGCGCTCGGTCTGGTGCCTGAACCATCGTCCACATGGCCCTGTTGAGGGCCGGTTTTACGACCCGGATTCCGGGATATGGGCCATGATATACCTTGCCAGCGTGTCGGGCGGGGAACTCGTCTCTGTGTATAACGGAGTAATCGCAGACGGAGCCAGCTCAGAGACGTTCCATTGGTATAAATTTGACCAATGGCTCCGGCGCATCGGCAACAGGATGCCCTTTCAAGGCGAGTTTGTGTCCCTATCTCTGGGCTCCAACCAGGGTACCAATATTGTTGAGTCCGCAGACCCGGTCACGACCGGGGGGCATGTGGACACGACAGGCCGGAGGATGATCTCCAACCACGGGGCTGAGGACTGCTGCGGTGCGCTCTGGCAATGGGGGATCGAGGCGGGAGCCGGTGGCACTACGTCATGGGAAAATGCCTACGACGGAAATGACACGGGCGTTGCTGGTCAGCATTATCTAGCCCCGAACCGTGCGCTTTTTGGCGGCGCTTGGGGCGGTGGCGCGGGTTGCGGGTCCCGCAGCTCGCATTGGTATTATTCGCCGCTCGCTCTGATTGCGTATCGCGGGGTGCGCGGGGTCGCGGAGCCGTTGGCCGGAGGCCGCTAATCGGTCGGCGGTTTTTTTACTCTACGGTTTATACTTTTGGTGGGTGTGCCTCCCGTGCGCTTTTTGGCGGCCATTGGGGCAGTGGCGCGAATTGCGGGTCCCGCAGCTCGAATTGGAATAATTCGCCGCTCAATCTGAATGCGAATCACGGGGTGCGCGGGGTCACGGATACGAGGAGCGATGCGGCTTGCGGATGGTCAGTTTTTTTTGACTGTTTGCCACACAACTCCACGGCTGGGCACATCGACCCTGCCCGGTAGGTCTCACGACCGACAGGCAAAATACCCGACGGAGGGGCGGCCAGGCTAGTAGTGCAGTCCGGCGAACGTCTGACCGCCCAAAAACAAACGAGGATATGCAGTGAAACGTCACGGCAACCTGTTTGACCGGATCGTCTCTCCCGAGAACCTGCATGCCGGATTTGCCCGGGCCAAAAAGGGCAAAGGGTGGCAGCGCACGGTGCAGGCGGTGGAAACTCATTGTGCCGACCGCATGGAGCAGCTGCGCGAGGAGCTTGTGTCGGGCCGGTTTCAGACATCGCCGTACAGGGTCAGGACCATCTACGAGCCGAAAACGCGGGATATCTATATTCTTCCGTTTTATCCCGACAGGATTGTGCAGCACGCCATCATGAATATCCTTGAGCCGATCTGGACGCCTCTTTTTATCAACGAGTCGTATGCGTGCATACCGGGGCGCGGCCTGCACGCGGGCAGTCGCAAGACCATGGAATTTGTCAGGCGGTTCAGGTATTTTCTCAAATGCGACATCTCCAAGTTTTATCCGTCCATGGTTCACGACATCTTGTTTGCGATCATCAAGCGCAAGATCAAGTGTCAGCGCACGCTGGATCTGCTTGGTCGCATCATCTACGCACTGCCCGGGGGCAAGAATGTGCCTATCGGGAACTATACCTCGCAATGGAAGGGGAACCTGTATCTCAATGAGGTGGACATGCTGGTCAAACATCGGCTGCGGATCAAGGGATATGTGCGCTACTGCGACGACTTTATCCTGTTCGACGATTCAAAGGCGGTGCTGCGGGATGCCCGGGAGGTTATCCGTGGATATATCGGCGACCGACTGGGTTTGACATACAGCCGCTGCGATATCGCACCGGTCACACAGGGGGTTGATTTCTTGGGATACCGCCATTTTCCCAACAAGATTCTGCTTCGTAAATCAACGGCGCGCAGGGTCAGGCGGCGGCTGGTGCGGCTGCCAGAGCTGTACAGCAAGGGCGCCATTACCCTTGAAAGGTACCGTTCGTCGGTCGCCTCTACATGGGGATGGCTCAAATGGGCCAATAGCTACCATTTCCGATTGTCGGTTTGTTTGCAGGAGATTCAGGATGACATCGACACTATCTGCGCATCCCAAGCGGTTTAGCGAGTTTGCCGAGGAGGAGGGGCCGCTTGACGGCGACAAGGTCCGCCTGGATGCGGTGCTCAACCACGAGATCCTTGTCATCGACTACCGCACCAGCGAGAGTAAGTACAAAAACAAGAACAAGTCGGGAAAGTGTCTGACCATCCAGTTCAGCCAGCCCGGCTCCGAGGACCGGAAGGTGTTTTTCACGGGCTCGGATGTGCTGATTGACCAGATTGAGCGGTATGCCCATGAGCTGCCGTTTTTTGCAATTATCAAGAAAATAGACAGATACTATACGTTTACGTGAGGTGTGTATGGGAAGACCTTTGATGTCAGATAATGCAAGCGGGGTGCTGGCCAGCGGCATCTCCGACACGGCCACGTCGCTTGAGCTGGAGTCTGGCCAGGGGGGTCGTTTCCCTGCCATCAGCGTGTACGACGACTATTTTTTTCTGACCCTGGTGGACGTGCTCAAGCGGTACGAGATCGTCAAGGTCACGGCCCGGGTGGGAGATACGTTCACCATCGAGCGGGCCCAGGGATCGACAGCCGCACTGGCATTTTCCAAGGGCACTCCGGTGGAACTCCGCGTGACCGCCGAGAGTATAACCGGGCTGATGGATGTCTGGTGGATCAGGGAAGACGCTGCTGTCTCGTATGTGGGCGCGGATACCCTGGTTGTGGCGGGTGACAAGACAGCGCGGTATCACACCTATCGGGCCATCAGGCTGTGGCAGACGGCCAATGATGATGGCTATATCGTCTCCTCGACATACTCTGTTGACGACGATGCCACTACGGTCGTTGTCGAGAACGCGGTTGTCGATGCCGGGCTCGCCGCCGTGGAGGTGGGCGGGGCTGTCTCGGCGTCGCCCAAATACTATGGCCGGGCAGCCAGCGCGGACGTAGCGGACACCGCAGCCCACGCAGTGACAGCGGATTCAGCCACGAGTGCGGACACCGCAGCCCACGCAGTGACAGCGGATTCAGCCACGAGTGCGGACACCGCAGCCCACGCAGTGACAGCGGATTCAGCCACTGGCGTGGATATTGGGACCATATCTATCGAGGCGGTCTAGGTATGCAGATTGTCATAGGACCAGGTTTTTCAGGTACGCGGCCCGTCACCGCGCCCGGCGCCCTTGAGGTGTCCGAGGCCCAGGTGGCTGAAAACTGCAAGCTCTGGTCGGGAGAGCTCCGACCCTGGGCCGGGTGGACGCAGGTGGAAGGGGTTGCAGCAACGGGTACGGCGCTGACGGTTTGGAAATACCGCGATGAATGGCTGGCGTGGAACACGGATGTTGATTGCGTGCGGTCGCTGCTGGCCGAGGACGACCTCGATATCCTGATGTACACCGGGGACGGATCGCCCAAGTATCGGACAAAAAACGGGGATGTTTTCCCGCTGGGGCTGCCGGTTCCTGCGACCGCGCCCGCAACGGCAAAGTCCGGGTCCGGGACGGAGAATCCGCAGCAGGTGTCGCACGTGTACACCTATGTCAACGCCCAGGGATGGGAGGGGGCCAACTCGGCTCCCTCGACCGTTGTCGAGATCTGCGATGGAGATACCGCCGAGATAACCGGGATGACTACGCCCCCGACAGGCTACGGGATCACAAAGATGCGCATTTACAGGCTCATCTCCGGATCTTCGGGTACTGCCGAGTACGAGTTTGTGGCTGAGATCGATCCGGCGACCTCGTACTCGGACACCATGTCGGCCACCTCCGGCGATACCCTGCAAACCGAAACCTATCTTCCCCCGCCTGAAACGCTCAAAGGGCTGACAGCTCTGCCCGGGTCGATACTGGCCGGGTTTACCGGGCGATCCGTCCGACTCTCCGAACCGGCCATCCCCTACGCCTATCCCGATGCGCATAGTTATATGGTCCCGTTCGATATCGTGGGACTCGGTGTTGTGGGAACCTCGATTGTCGTGCTCACCAAGGGGCCGGTGTACGTCATGTCCGGCTCCGCTCCGGAATCAATGAGTGTTGTCCGACTTCCGGGCAATGTTCCCTGCCTGTCCAAGCGATCTATCGTGTCCACCGAGGCCGGGGTGCTTTTTGCCGGACCTGACGGACTCTATCTGTGCAACGGGCAGACCGCCGTTCTGCTGACCGGATCTATTTTTTCCGAAGCCGAATGGGTGGGGCTGACCCCGGCAACCATCACGGCTGCTGCCGTTGACGGCAGATATCTCTTTTTCTCGACCAGCTCAGGCGCAACCACGGGCCATGCCATCGACTTCCGCCACCAGGCGTCCGGACATACCACCCTCGCCCTGTCCTGTTCGGGCATGTATGTGGATGATGCTGACAACTCCCTGTATCTGATCGTCAAGTCAGGGGGTACGCAATATATCGCCGGGTGGGAGCAGTCGGACGACATCTTCAGAACCCTTTATTTCAGGTGGCGGTCCAAGCGGTTTGCCATCTCCCCGAACATCAACCTGTCAGCGGCCCAGGTTGTCGCCGCCTATGCCGAGGCCACCCAGATGGTGCTGGTTACCGACGAGCTCAAGGCGGAGAACCAGGCGATTATTGACGCCGGGGGGCTCATGGGGGCCTTGAACGAGGTGATGTTCAACGAGACGGTCGTTAACGGGGATACCCTGCGCGACCTGACAACCATGCTCGGTCCGGGTATCATGTTCCGCCTGTACGTTGACGGTCGGCTGGTGTTTTCGCAGACGATCAGGGATAATCGGCCATTCAGGCTGCCTACCGGGTTTGTCGGCAGGGAGTTTGAGTTCCAGATCGAGGGCAATTTTCCCGTCACCCAGGTCCGCCTGGGCACATCAATCACGGAGATGATCGCATGATTACAGGATTTCCCGACTTCGAGCCGACCACACCCGCAGGGCTGGCAAGGTTCCTCGCCCGCGTGCGCGAGGTGCTTGAAACCCTGATGGGCGTGCGCGGCGACAAGATGAACAAGGCCGTGACCCTTGGCGACCTGATCGACATGGGCATTATTACCAAGGACGATATACGATGAGAGTGATCACACGCGCAGTCTATGACATGACCGATCCACGCTTCTGGGGCGATTGCCCGGAAGAGGCGTTGGTCGAGGAAGAGAGATTCGAGTATGAGGGGCCGGTGGCGTTGTGTTCCATGCACGACGGGTCGACGAGCGGCGGGGGCATGGGGCCATCCCGCGGTGATGGAGGTCTTGGCGGCATGTCCGGAGGCGGTGGAGGTCGTGACAACGCTAGTTCGGGGGTGGATAGCTCGTGGGGCGGTTCGGAGGCGGTGGGCCATTCCATAGGACGTTCAGAGGGGACGTTCGATTCCAGAGGAAACAGAACGTCAGCGCCCAGTAGATACGGAGGCTCATGGACCACCTCATACGGAGTTGCGCAACATGCCAGGGATAACAATATGGGGCTTGCAAGAGCCTCGCAGCAGGTAGCCGCACGAGACGCACAGTCTAGATTCGACCAGCGCAGGGCAAAAGAGGCCGCAGCATCAAAATCCGCGTTCGACGCTGCCAACGCATGGGCGAACAGAAATCTTAACCTATCCACCATGGCCGCATTGGATGCTCACGAGGCAGCACTTGAGGGCCGGATAGGTGATCTTGCGTCCATGGGCGCGTTAACCGATGCACAGGTTAATGCCGTTGCCGATTACAACGGAGATTTTGGGTATCAGGTTGGTAGGGGGGTCGAGAGGGGGCTTGGTCTGAGTATCAACATGGCCGTGCCCGATGATGTGACAACCCCCCAGGAAACCTATTCGGCGGCCTTGAACGAGGGCATGATCGGTCCGGATGGATCGCTGACTGCCAAGGGCTATTTTTCCATGGCTGCAGCCCCTGCATCGATCGCCATAGGTGCGATTGCCCCGGCTGCTGCTGCCGCGTTCGGGATAAAGGCTGGGATCGGGACAGCCCTTGGCCTGGGGGCCTTATCGAGTGCTGCAAACAGTCTTGGTCCCGGGGGTACGGCTTCGAGCGTGGTAGGGAAGGTTTCGGATGTGGCCGGGCTGGGGCTTCCCGGTGTGGCGACAAACACCATCGGGACCATGGCAAACATGGCCGATCTTGCATCGGCATCTCATGCGGCCAACCCTGGCATTACCGGTGCCGATCCGGATTCATTTTCCGGACCGAACAACGACATGACGGCAGCGGGGTATTTCGATTCCGTTGCGCATAACACGGTGGCACAGCCCCTTGCACCTTCTGTCAATCATTATGCCGACTATAAATCTCAATACAATACAAGCAGACAACCGGACGGTGGCAATGCCGGATATGGCTACGGCGGCCTGAACATGTTTGCATAGGGGGTAATCATGGATTTTTCGTGGGGCGATTTGCTCAACACAGTTGGTACCGGATTTGACATCTATTCCGGCATCGAATCGATGAATACGGCCAGTGATCTGTACAATGTCGCTGCCGGGTCTGCCGAGCAACAGGACGCGATTGCCAAGGCTCAGTGGGGCATCTCGCAACCGGTGATGCAGAAGCAGGGGCAGGTTGCGATATCCGATGCGGACAGCTATTTGGCAACGGCCCCGCAGCGTCGGCAGATCCTCGACAAACAGCTCGGGTTGCAGGCAAAGGACCTGGACATCTACGGGCAGTACATGCCCGGGCTACAGACGGCATATTACAAAAACATGCAGGGCGACCTGGACGCCTACGGGGACAACCAGGGTGTGCGCGACGATATCCTCACCGAGCAATACAAGAACCAGCTCGCCGGTCAGGGGCTGAACGCCGGGGTTATTGCCGCACAATCGGCGAACCTGGATACCTACAACCAGAACCGCGACATCATCCAGGACTATTATGACCAGTCCAGGGACGGGCTGAACATCGACGAACAGGTGCGCATGGCGCGCTCGGACGTCTCCCAGGCGTTTGACGACCAAAATGCGGCCTCGCGCAGGAGCATGGCGAGGATGGGTGTCAACCCTAACTCGGGTCGGTTTGTGGATCAGGCCCGCCTCGATGCCACGGAAAAGGCCAAGGCCATGGCCGGGGCAGCGACCAGCGCGCGCAACAGCGCAAAAAATGTCAACTATGCACGTCTTGGCGGAGCGACCAACGTGCTCAAGGGGCAGGCACCCGCCGGGTACGGTAATACCACCCAGGCACCGCAGAATACCGGGATGGGTATGTACACGGCCCCAGCGCAGTCCGGGACCAGTTTGTCAGGTGTCAGCGGGGGCGGGACAGCACTGTCAGGGCTTGGTTCGTCCGCAAACACCACGGCGAATCTGGCGGGTGTGGCGGCAAACGCTGCCGGGACATCGTTTGGCAGCGCGGGCAAGGGCCTTGCAGCCTGGCAGAAAAACGCCGGGGATGACTCGTTTATCAACTCAAATATCTGGTAACAGGGAGGTCTGATATGGGATTTGGTGGTGGATTTGTAGCCTCCCCGACAGCATACATGCGCGCCGGGTACGAGGCAGAGGTGGACCGGCAAAGGAAGCAGGAACTTGGCGACCTGCAACGCGAACGAACGGCCCTTAATCTGGATTGGGATAAGGCCAGGCAGGAGGAATGGAAGAGTCTTGCCGAACCCCGCCAGCAGGGTGTCCGTGATCAAGCGGCCACAAACAGGCTCAAGCTCGACAAGACAGCCTATGAATTTGACCAGGCCAAGGAGCTTGAGGGGTACCGGGAAAAGGTGAGAAGCGTTAAACTCGATCGGGAAAAATTCGGTCTGGCCCGGGCAAAAACCCTGCTCGAACAGGCGAATCTCAATCTGAATAACGACCGAGCCGCCCAACCGCGCAAGGACCTGCTTAACGAGATCGAATACAACTCCGCTATCGCCCTTCAGGCCGCTGCGGGCATCTCCGATGCCGGGTTCTGGACCGGGGATAAGCTGGTAGATATGCTCGGTGAGACCTTTGGACGCATGAAGGGCAAGCAGGGCAAGACAGCCTTTGCCGTGTCGCAAAAGCCCGGCATGATCATGGTTGACGACGACGGCCCGGGTGGCAAGGCGGCCTACGAGATCCCCGAGGGCCAGGCCCGCGAAATGCTGTTAAAGCTCGCGGCCCCTGAGACCTTTGCGCAGATGGCGATACAAAAAAGCCTGTCGGCACAGACACCAGGGCAATATGTCACACCGGAGGGGCGGGTGTTTACCGGCACTCCGGAGCAGGCCCGTGGGCTCAAGGCGCGGCCCGTTGAGGACGTGAAGGTGGAGCGGGATCTGGCAGGGGGTGGATATGGCGCCTCCAACGCGGACATAACATCA